TCACTTATTGTTACAGTTGGTGTAGATGTATATTCTACTCCGCCATATGTCACTTCAATAGAACTTAATGCGCCATTAACAATAGTTCCTGTAGCCAATGCAGTTGATTGAGAGGCCTGTGGCGCTTCAATCTCTACTGTAGGTGCAGCATTGTATGCTGTTCCTCGATTTGTCACTCTTATTTCTCTTATGGTACCATTCTGTACAACATCAGTACTAAATGATTTAAGCGTTTCGAAGTCATCAATCTGTTTAATACCAGTTTCCATTCTTTCGGAAGCATATTGAAAGAGTTCAACTTCAAGTTTATATACAAAGAGTTTACCAATCTGATAGAAAGGATCTTGATGCTGTACAAACTTAATTTCAAATAGACCATCTGTTAAAGGGAAATATAATAAGTCACCTTCATTAGGTCGTGATGGTATAGTTGTTGCACCGAATCTTCCTACCAATTGTTCCCATCGTCTTCTAGCTACAGTTAATGTAGCAGATTGTTCCATCATCATTCCGCCGAATCTTTGAATGAATGCGCCTTGGCCTTCAAAGCCTTCTGCATTTTCTAGGTACATCTCGATCGCAAACGCTTTCTTAAATTTAGAAAGCCGATCTTCGCCTAGTATCTCGTCTTTTGCTACAAGTTCTCTTGGAATATAATAGAAGTTTTGGCCATAAATACCAATAGACTCTACAATGATATCTTCATGTAGTAAGTGTTCTGACCTAGTGCCGTGACTGAAATATACTGAACGTGGCATTAGTTATCCTAAAAAGAATTCAAGTGGAGCTGATTTATTAATTAACTCATCTTCTAGTTGTGAGATCTCATTGTTTGCTTCATCAAATAAAGCATTACCGTCAAGTGTTACACCACCTGGTAATGAGATACCCGTAAATTTCTTAATGTTTGTTGCCCATTGTCTTTTAATTAAAGCACTGGTGTATTTCTTTAACCAAGGTTCATTCCACACTTTACCCCATTCAACTGGATCTAAAGCACGATAGCATTCAATAACAATAAATTCACCCATTGCAATATCAGCTCCCCAATTAATATCTAAGAATAAACGACCTTGCATACGATTAAAACGATACATTGGATGACCATTTAATTCTAAATCAAGTAAAGCAATATGACTCATTACTTGTTTATAATAGATGAGTGATACTGATGTTAGGTCATATAAATCATTTAATCTTAATTGATATTGTAAATCAAATAAGTTCTTTGATGTAGAAGCTGCAGCAAATGGTATAACTCTGTTAACACCATACACTAAATCAGGCAAATCAAAGTATTTGTTATCATATGTGCCTTTAGTTATAGATACTAATTGCGTTTGTGTGCCTGAAGATTCTCCAACAATATATTCATTGGCCAGAAAGTCTCCGTCTACATCTCTAACTAGTAGAGTAGTTCCACTAGATTCTCTAAATGATCTAATATCAGATTGAATTTCTCGCGCAACTAAAGCTTTAGCACCAGATGTTTGACCTGTAACGATTTCTCCAAGTTCAAATCCAGCAACATCAGTTGTAGTTGTTATTTCAGTTGCAGTGACTTTTTGTTTTAAGTAAACTCTTTCAATACCATCAAAGTGATATTGTCTCCAGTATTCGAGAGCTTCATCAACACGATCTTCTATTTGAGAATCATCGATGTTAATCTCAACAACTGGCTCACCTAAGTCTCTTAAGCAGTATTCTATTAATTGTTGTCGTGTTGTAACAGCCATTTTATTTCCTATTGATCTTTCTATTATTTATAATCATTTAGAATACACTGACCAAGTTTCTTGTCCTTCGTCATTGGTTTCTACAACTGAAACAGGTGCATTATGAGTTTGTGATAGATAAAAATTCATAGCCATTTCAGCTTTTTTAGCTTCTATCTCTGCTTCAGTTTCTACATAAACATATCCACCATTTTGTGGATCTAAAATTGCATATTTTGTTGTCATGAAATTGCTCCATATCTTGTACCTGTTGCTATCCAAGTGACAGTATTACCATTAAGATTAACTGCTTTACCGCCAGCCGCTCCAGCAAATGAATTTGAATTAGAGTCTGAAGCACCGCCAGATCCACCCCAAGGTCCTCCGCCGCCGCCGCCATTATCATAAGGATCTCCCCAACCTCTACCACCAGCAGTTGTTGTACCATCTCTTCCAGTTACGCCACTGATACCGCTTCCGCCTGTACCTCCGCCAGCTCGACCACCGCCTCCGCCTCCATAACTACTTCCACCGCCATCATATGGATCACCATCTATTCCGCCACCGCCACCACCACCTTCTTGGCCACCAAAACCATACATAAGACTTTGGTTATTTCCTCTGCCGCCTACTCCTCCAGTGCCTGGTATAATCCTACCTCCGCCACCACCGGATCCTTTTCTTATTCCGCTTGGCGGTAATATATTACCGCCATTAGATCCGGCCGATCCTAGAGCCCCTCCAGCACCCCCGGCTATACTCAGTGATCCAATTATCGCAGTTCCACCTGTGCCACCACCTGCTCCACCACCACCAGCTGCATATCCACCTCGACCTCCTCCGCCTCCACCAGCAATGTAAGAATTATTAGTGATAGATACTGGATAATTTAGATTGATTGCATTTCCGCCTGCCTGGGCCGCTGGTGGAGTTGCATTATATGTGCTAACTACGTTAGAATTTCCACCATCTCCACCTCGACCAATGATATAACCATTATTAATAATTGATATAACTGAATCTGCAACTAGAGATCCTGTAGTAAATGCTGCGGTAGAAGTAGAATCAGACCAGATATATACACCAGAATTAACAGCAATTGTTGCTGAAACTGGTGTAACACCATCCCAACCATTAGCTAATAGGTCATTTCTTAAATTATATTCTTGTACATTAGAAGTAAAAGTTTTTATGAATTCGAAAATCTTAGGACCAAGTTTTAAACCTGGCGCACTTAAGATCTTGCCTGAAAATGAAGTAAAGAAAGGCATTAGCTTATTGCTCCATATCTTGTACCTGTTGCAACCCAGGTTACTGTATTACCATTAAGATTGACTGCTTTACCGCCAGCACCTCCTGACGCTGTTGTAATAGTAGGGTAGGTGGGACTGGGTAAACCAGAACCATTGCCTCCATTATTATTTGCAGATCCACCTGCGCCAGGTATTGTATAATAACTAGTTCCTCCGGTTGCAGCATAATGACCTAATCCACCGGAGGCACCCCATCCTCCTCCACCACCGGCACCTGCACCACCAGTAATCAATAACTGCATTGGTGGATAATATGCGGCCCAATCTGTAACACCCCCACCACTACCGCCAGCCCCGCCTCCTTGGCCAGACCTAATCGCACTAAACTCACCCGGACCTACCTGAGCAGTAGCACCACCTGTGCCAGGCAGTATTCGGCCTCCAGCCCCACCATGATATAAACTTCCATTAGAACCTGTGCTACCTACATTTCCGCCAGCTGCTCCACCTGACCCATTGCCTCCACCTGCTCCACCACCACCGCCGCTTCTAATAATTTGAGCAGCGACAGATGATGTTGAATCATCTCCAAATACTGATCCACCACCACCGCCTCCTCCAGCAATATAACTATTGTTGGTAATGGATACTGAATAATTTATATCCATGGCAGGACCACCAGCTGATCCAGTTGTTCCTGTTCTGACAGATGATGGAACAGAACCGCCATTTCCGCCTTTACCAATGATGTAGCCATTGTTAATAATAGATATTATTGAATCAGATACTAATGTACCAGTAGAAAATGCTGCAGTAGAAGTAGAATTAGACCAAATATATACGCCAGAATTAACAGTAAGAGCAGCTGAAACTGGTGTAATACCATCCCAACCATTAGCCAATAAATCATTTCTTAAATTATATTCTTGTACATTAGATGTAAAAGTTTTTATAAACTGAAATATTTTAGGACCAAGTTTTAAACCTGGTGCACTAAGTATTTTTCCTGAAAATGACGTAAAGAAAGGCATTAACTTATTGCCCCATATCTTGTACCTGTTGCTATCCAGGTTACTGTATTACCATTAAGATTTATACATTTACCGCCGTTAGCGCCAGACACTGCACCAGATCCACCTGAAGCTCCCCATCCACCGCCGCCTCCGGCCGCAGCCGAATTGCTTGAATTGCCACCAGCATTTCCTGCACTACCTCCAGCACCACCTGTAGCAGTTGTAATAAGACCTGAAAATTCTGAATAATAGCCACCGCCTCCACCTGCTGCGCCTCCTCCGCCTCCACTAAGATCTGTAGTACCGTCTGCACCTAACCCAGCTGATCCAGCAGTTCCAGGTAATATTCTTCCGCCTCCTCCACCTGAACCGCGTTTATATAACCTTGAGCCAGTTTGAGGAGAAAAAATTGGCCCAACTTTAGTCATGGTTCCTGATCCGCCACTGGATCCTATACTTCCAGCAGATCCACCAGTGGGAACTGTTCCACTATCCATTTGTTTTCTCACTCCACCCGCGCCACCGCCAGCTCCACCTCCGCCACCACCATCACCATCAGCAGCTCCACCTCCGCCACCACCACCTCCGGCAATGTAAGAGTTATTAGTAATAGATACAGGATAGTTTAAATTAATTGCAGGTCCACCTTCTTGTGGCTGTGCTGTTGGTGTTTGCCCATTGCCACCTTGGCCAATGATATAGCCATTGTTAACTATTGATATTGTAGTCCCAGAACTCATTGTTCCAGTAGTAAATGCAGCTATG